GAAATCACGAGAGAAGTTGGCACTCGTAGTTCTTTGGAAGTTTGTTGTATACTCACCCAAGAAGTCCCCTGCAAAGTTACCAACATAGGTGCCAAGTGTTGTGTAGTTACCAACAAAGTTTCCACTAGAAGTTCTTTGATAGGTACTCGTTCTGGTTGAATTACGAGTAGATGTTCTGGTGTAATCTGTGGGAGTTCCGACTTGAGTTACCTGATACCAAGCTAAACCCCAAGAAGAAGGTGCGGGATAACCTTCTGAGTACCCTGTACCAGTGCCTCCTGTAAAAGAGTTTCCTCTATTATAGGTTTTTCCGTCAGTACCAGTGACAGATGTAAGATTATGAGTTCCAGTGTAACCACCATACTGTTGAAACACCATAGTACCACCCCAATAAACACGGAGAAGATAATCGTAAGTGGTGAATTCTTCGGGGTCTAAGGTCATAACAATCCAATAAGTCTTGGGAGAAGAACTGCTTGTGGGCCCAGTGTTACCTGAACCAACATAGTTGCCAGTAAAGTTACCAGTAAAACCTAATAATCTGGAATAGTTGCCAGTATATGATGCCGTACTGGTTCTTGTAAAATCTAGGTTTCTACTACTTGTTCTGGTAGACGATCTTGTTGAGGTTCTGGTGAAGTCACCAACATAGTCACCAACAAAAGCAGGAGAAAATGTATCTACACGCTCATTAGTAAATGTTGTTGTATATGTACTGGTACGAGAGGTTGTCGAACTTCTCAAATAGGTAGAAGCACGAGTCCTTGTGTAGTCAGCACTATAAGTAGAAGTTCTCAGTCTAGCATATGTAGATGATCGACTGCGAGTATAACTAATATCACTTACTGATTGTCGAGTGTCAGTCGCAGTTCCTTTCGCTGCCCATGTTCCTGAAAGTCCTCCATCAGTCGGAGTGCCATCAACAGATCGTCTTATTACATATGTACCAATGCCATCCGATAGTAATAATGAGGAAATTCTATTCCTTGCTTTAACACCAAGACTATTCTTGACCTGATCTTCGGTCATTGCTTGAATACCTTGATAGGTACCAGAGTCACCATTAGACCTTTTAATTGCAAAAGGAAGAACCTTTGTTGGTGCAGTCATGGTATCTCTTTTGTAGATATTGTATGCCAATGAATGACCATCAGTTCGTGTGTCAGTCATTACATTTGCAAGTTCTACCGAATAGTCACCACTTGGTGCAGAGGTTCCTAGTTGATATGTTCCGGGATAATCGGATGTGTATATTCTAGAATTGATTCTGTCAAGTAAAGCGTTTAACTTTGTGCTGTCCATCTCATCAATGATCTTTTGACCACTACTATCTCTCATTGAGATTGGAATACGATAATCAGCAGGAAGTCCCGCAGTGCCAGTTTTCTGTGCAATCAATGAATCAACTGTGGTTATAGTCAGTAGATTACTATGAGTTCCTACGGCAGAATCATATGATGTGTCCGAGAGAGTGCCCGTAGGGCGGTAACTACCAGATATATCGGTGCCTAATCGACTTACAGAAGAACTATCAAGAGATGCACAATGAAGTCCTACCTGATATGCTAGGTAGTTCTCCTCGGTAGTGGACATCTGTTGCAGTTCTACTGGAGCAGATGAGTCTTTTAATTTTAATGGAACACTACTCATGGTGTCACAATACTCCGATTAATTTAGTTGCGTTCCATTCTCATCAAATATTAGTGGTATGTCTGCCCTTAGTGCGTTGAGTGCATTTACAAAGTTATTCCTCTCTGCACCTACGAATCCAGAAGAGTCTAATAAATTGAGTGAACCTAAAGTCTGGTTGACCACGACACCATCCGAATCCAGTAGGTCGATTTGTGCCTTGTTTGAATTGATCGCATCTACGAGGGTTGCTTTGTTAGTTATTGTCGCAGTAAGGGAACCTAAATTACCTACCGCACTATCTAGTAGGTTTAGAGATTGTCCAATATTACCAGCGGTTGTGTTGTTTGCCGAACCAATCGCATCACCAACTTCGGTGTGTAATTCGTTTATCGCACCACGGAGAGTGGTTGCCGATGTAGCAAGAGAGGCGGCACCAATCTCTGCATCGTGTTCGTTGATCGCATCTGCAACAGTTGTCGCAGTAGTAGTCAATGACTGAGTGGGTTCAACAAAGGTATTGAGGGTATCAATCTCTGCTTCCAGTTCCGCAATCGCACCTGATACTGTCGATGCAGTTGTACCCATTGCAACCGCACTGATTGTACCCAACTCTGCATCGTGCTCATTGATTGCACCTGTAAGAGTTTTGGCAGTGGTGGTCAGAGTAGTATGTGGTCTCGCACCAATGTCAGAATCTAGTTCGTTGATACCAGTTACAAGATCATTCGCAGTAGTCGAAAGATCAGTTGCAACTAGATTGTTTGATGTTCCTCGGATACCTACTTCAAGTTCGTTGATACCTGATACGATGTCATTCGCATTGGTAGTCAAGTCTGCCTTGGCATTACCACCACCCGCACCGTGAAGGTCACTATCAAGTTCGTGTAGTGCAGATACGATGTTATTGGCAGTAAAGTCAGCAAGGTCAGTTGCAACTAGATTGTTGGAGGTACCACGAATCCCCAATTCTAGTTCATTGATAGAACCAACTAAATCGGAATCTTCGTTTGTGTTTAAACCATTAGTGCCCCCTGTCGAACCGACATCATATGAGATATGATTCAGATTGGATACCAGTGTAGTAAAGGTATCCTGAATGTCAGTGGTGGTCACTTTTGAAGTTCTTGATGCCATTATAGTTTCTCTACTAATTTATTGAGGAGTACTTTGAGTTCTTCAACATCTTGTTTTAACTCTAAGAACTCTTTATCTTTATTTTGTCGTGCAATCTTTATTGCTTTTGCTTTTTGTATCTCATCTTTATTTATATTAATAATGGCACCCGAATTTGGACATCTTGCCAAATTCGAGTTACCTTCAACTGGTATCCAATTACTCATTAGGTTGCCATTGCAATTGCACGGAAGTCTCGAATAAACGGTACTGCCGATGAGTTGGTACCTTTGAACACTAACTTAAACTGATAGTTAGTAAATTCATCTAATGATCCACTGTCACCACCAATCAAATAACGGTACTCACGGAAGTTTTCATTGTCTGGTGAAACCGTTGTTTCTGGTGCAATCAGTGTCCAGTTTGTAGTAAGAATATCCTCACCATCGTTACCAGTTCTGAAATACAATTCCAAGTCACTACTAGGAGGTCTTCGAGCGGCAAGTATCACTTTCATACCAGTAGCAGGTTCATCCAAACTAGCAACACTACTAATGTGTTTCGCAAGTGAGGAACCACCGAATGCATTGGTCTCCGCAGAGTATGACAATGGGACATTATATCCAACCAAGGTAGTTTCATTCTGATTGTCAATCTGATTTGATTCAGTTGTCAAAGATGCACCCTGTGTGTCAATTACAGGACTTACCGATGGTCGAGATGTTCCCATATCAACTTTAATCGATACTGATCTTGTATTAGCACCGAGGTTTGCTACCTCGTTTGTTGGGTTGGCAACCAATCGTGGAGCAGAGAAATAGTTCTCGTCTCCAACAACAATATCAGTACTGTAGGCAGTTTCGGTTTGATACTTGGTTTCAAGTCCTGCAAGTGATTTACCAGTGATAAACTTACTGCTATAAACCAGTGTAGTATCATCTGGAACCAATGTAGTAAAGTTTGGTGAACAGATGTCGAATTGAAGTTGTTTATCAATCAGAATGTTCTCACCACCAAATCTACCAGACGATGTTGCGGATGAATCAGCATTAAACTGAATACCGAATCCGTCTGCTTTGGTGATCGTTCTTGCACCATTGATAGAGGAACCTTTAACACCATTGTAAGTTGTTGCAGGAGTAAGACCCTCAACATTTACTGTATCACCAATCGAAAATCCATGATTAGGAACAAGCATTACTACTGCATCACTGTCTGCACCTACATCAGCACTCATGTATATTGGGTTGTTATCCAGTATTTCTTTATCGACATCACGGTTCTCAAACACCGCAGTACCAGATGCCTCAAAGTTAGCAGTGAAGATTTTGAATGCAAGGTCTTTGGTCTGATCTGGTTCCCAAGTTGTACCATTCTGAGACTTGAATAATGATCCCATAGATGGTTGACGAGAGATTCTCTTCTCGGTAGAACCTAACTCAAACGCATAGGTCTCTGCGACATACGCATTGTATTCAACAGATTCCGCAAGAAGTACAATCGCATACTCTGTTTCGGGGTTCAAGAAGATTGGTTCTTCAAACTGGAATGTGGTCGGTGCCGCCTCTACCGCTGCTTGTGTCTGTGCGGAAGGAAGATTTACACCATTCGTTCCTGTAGCAGTCGGACTATTGAACACAATAGACTGTGCATGAATCTCAGTCGAACTTGGAGCACCATTGACCATTGGTCGAATCTGTAATTGAATCGGAACAGTAGAATCCTTGGAAGCAAAGAAAGTCTGAACCTTAGTTACAAAGATTCCATTAGGATCAGTTACAAAGAATGATTGTGCCAATGGGTCTTTTACTTGAACTCGTTCAGTCTGAGTCCACCTACGAGTTCTGATCTGAGTGACACGAGTAGAAGTAATAGTCTTCTGTCTAGTATCCAGAGTACCCTGTGCAGTATAGTTGAACGATGCACTTGAAAGTGCGGTATCATTATCATTCTTGCTAATGTCAAGAAGTTTAAACTCACGAGTTCCTGCTCGGAAACGAGTTGTCTTATTGGAAGGAATGAAGAACGAACCAATGATCTCACCCTTCGCATCACTGATTAATTCTTCTGTTCCTTGGGGGTGTGAGGTTGACTTTCTAAATCTATTACTGTATGATGCATCTGTTGCGATAGCACCATATCGATGGAATGTAGACTCAGTTTTACAGAATGCACTTACATCCTTACCATCAAAGAATGGGAAGAATTTAGTTTGGGGTCGTAGACCTTCTGCCTTGAAGAATACTTTTCGTGAACGAATGAATGGTAAGAATGTCAATGACACAGTTCGGTCACCAACTACCTTACGAATAGTCTTTGTACCCATAACCTGTCGTTGTGAGAAAGAACCAATAACATTGAAGTCTTCGTTTCGGGTACCACCATTGGCATTACCAACATTAACAGTTCTAGAACTTTCTTGGGTTACACCTCTCCAGTTCCATGCAGGACTTCCTCTCCAACCACTACCAACATTTGATTGGGTGCTTCCAAATCCAGTGACAGGAACATATGTGTTACCATCATTCCAAAGGAAGTTTCGTCTCTGACTGGCAGTCATGCTCTGGAAACCACTACTAATGTTGCCTAGATTGACTTCAATGTTCTCTATTGCCGAGTTGTTGATTACATTGGCAGGAGTATACTTGGTCTGGAACCAGTTGTCGGTTGCGGGTGACATAGTAATGTTACCTTCACCAGTGATAACTGCGAATGGGTTTACATTCTCCGTACCAGATACAAGTGGTTGTGTGATAGTAGCAGATTCAGTATACTTCAAGTAAACAGTATCACCTTTCAAAATGGTGTTAGTTGACTTAGAAGAATCGTATGCAAGGATCACATCATCTTCTAGAGTAGGTACTGATAGCAGTCCTCGTGATGGATCAATAGCGGCACGATATTCGATGTTATCTGCATCAGAGAATGCTCTGTTTGCAAAGTTGTCCACAAAGAAACCAGACTTGGTTCTTGGGTTTCCTGCCTCATCCAATACCATCAGATTCGCAGTGTCAACTTCAAGTAGACTTAGTGCAGTTGCTTCCTCTACCTTGTCGATTCGATCTTCCAGTTTAGAGATGTCTTTCATTGTAAATCGTTTATGCTTGAATGGCACAACAACCACATCAGAATCATGCAGACCATATGGGTTATGTTCAAGAGTGAACAATGCCAAAGTGTTTTCGGGAGTTGCAGGAATCTGTGAATTGAATCCTGCCTCACCTTGAATATGTTTTACCTCACCTTGGGTACTAACAACAATCTTATCCGCACGAGGTAGATAGTATTCAATATCTGCCTGAACAGTATCACCATTGGTAGGAATCTCGGTTGAAGAGGCAGCGACAAATGCATTACTAGCATTCACACTGTTACGGAAGTCGATCACATCTCGTAGGTTTACAGATGTGTTTACTCCAGTTTGGAAAGTAGGAATGTCCTCGTAATCAACCTGACCACTGTAAGAAGTTACAGAGAAGAAGTCCCCTGTACCATGAGTGAAGTGTTTAAATTTAACATAGACATTTCCACTTGGTGCAGTTGCACCAGTCTCAAGTACCATACGACCCAGACCGTAAAATCCTGATCGTTGACCATTGTCTAAGGTAAAGAGGTGAGAAATATCAGCACCACTAGAACTACCTAGTTTTACTTCCGAGACACTAACGATGTCAGTCACACCCAGATCAACATATTTAACAGTGCCATCAGTAGTTATTGAGGTAGTGGCAGTTGCATCTGTAAGGTTTTTCAGACGAACAGTCGGGTTGCCTTTACTTACTTTGGCATAGACAGTGTGTGCTTCGTTTGCCAAAGATGAAATGGTTGCAGTAATATTACCTGTACCACTCAATGTGATAGTCGGACTAGATACAACATCACCATCCGCATCACAAACAATCCACTGTGAAGTGTTAGAGAATGATTCTCCAGAAGTTGTCAAGGTGAATGCAAGGTTTGTACCACTCGCAGTACCAGTGAAGATTCGTTGAACTTCGTAAGAAATATCGGTCAATACTTTGGGTCGAGGATTCGGTATTCCGAACATCATGTTTGTACTGCGAACTTCTTTCAGTACTGCCTGACTACCCTCAAGAACAAGAACACCACGATTGGTTGCGTTGGTACCAATAGACCTGATTTGTCTAATATTCTGTCCTGCGTTCATCTTGATGTCGAACAGGTAAACACGGAAGTTTGAACCATCTTCTTCGACATACCGAACTCGTGCAGTACCAATCACACCACCAGATGGATCGGTTGCACTTGTCGATAGGTTTATTGTAGCATAGGTTCGAGTGTCAAGTAGACCTTTTAATTCACTACAGATGAAGTACTGTCCATAGGCAATACCAGTAAATTGATTATTAACTGTTGCAGTTGTACGAGATTTTGTGATGTCAAGTGCTCTAGGTTTCTCGGTATCACCACGATGACCATTCACATATGCAACACCTTTTGATACTGTGGCAGTAAGTGTGGCATCAGAATCAGTGAAGTCAACTGTGAAAGGTTCTACAACATAGTCACCAGACTCTTCTTTAGTTCTTGTAGCAACCAATTCATTGGGAGCATTGTAATCGTCAGTACCAGTTACTTGGTCAACAACTTTACCATCGACCACATCACAGTAGTATACAAAGTTTTCGTCAGAGGCAATATTTGCTTTGTCAATCAGAGTGAGTTGGATACGATAACGATCCGCACCGGGACTGGATAAGTTCGGAGTTGCCCCTTGGTTATCATATAATGCATCGGTGTCTGCGGTAGTTATAATGTCTTCTGTTATTTTAAAACCAACAGTCGCAGTTGGGTATCTGTTATATTTGGAAAGGACAATTGACTGACCCTTTGCAAATACAAAATGCCCACGAGTAAAGAAGTCACCTGTACCATTCGCAACCTTACAACCACGACCAGTAGGGAGATTAGTACCAACAGTGGATGCCACTTTTAAATTTTTTGCGGTGTTGTTGATGATTTCATCTGGGAAGAAACGAATACCATTTACATTTGAGTCAGCATTCTGACTGCTTGTATACTGAACAAACAATGTAGCAGGGTCACCATTTTCGGCAGGAATAACTTCTATTACCCTTGCTTCAACATTTGAAGTAGTACCAGTAAAGGTTGTTCCGACTAGAGTAGTTGTATCAGCAGGAAGTTCGTTATCTACCGCTCCTGTATTCAACTTGACAAACTCAACCTCATGGATCATTGGTTCACCGGGATTGACAGCACCACCTTCCTTGAAAATGTTTCTACCAAATCTTCCTATTTCCTCTTGGATAATAGTTTGTAACTGATTGAGTTCCCTTGCTTGCAGAGCACGACCACTATTAAAGAGGATTCTGTGATAGTTATCACTATCTACAAAATCATCCTTGTAAGAGGAGGAGAATACATTGGATGTAAATGTCTTTGGCATTATCGCTTATCCTAAATTTGAATTACGAGTTTAATATCTTCGGTTTGGTCACTTGCTCGTGATACTTTTGCACGATTATCAATATATAGCACTTCTCCAGACATAATGTCAATTTCGGGAGTAGTGATGTGATTACTCGCTGCAGTTGTACCACTTCCTGCGGTAGAGGTAACTTGTTCCCCTGATTGGAAGGCAGTGAATCCAGTATCTTCGGTTTGGTGGAAGTGTAACTCGTTTGTTCCTACCTTGTCAACATATGCTTTGGCACCCGATACGGCACCAGTAATAAGTTCATCTGCAACAAATCCACTGGTTACAGAAGCAAAGTTTAGTTTCTTCAATGCAATGGCAGTTGTGTCTGTGAATAGTACAGAACTCGCAGAGTCCAATGGGTTCTTCAATATACCAACCTGACGGAAGTCATTACCAACAATAAAGTCAGTTGATTCGTCACCACTAGGTTTAGTGTTTAACATGATGGCAGTAGAACGGAGATCATCCCTCGGATCACCACCTAGTCCTAATGGTGAACCTAAAATAGCACGAACTTTTGCAGGTTTTGTTGGTGAACCACCACCTGTTACTGATACAGTGGCATAGTCATATGCCGATCCAAACATCAATGTACCTGAACTATCAATCACAGTTACCTTGGATACCTGACCACCAGAGACCGTTGCCCCTGCCTTTGCCAAGGTACCATTTCCTCCAATCGTGATTGTTGGGGTATCGGTATATCCTGCACCACCTGAGTCAACCGCATAACCGATGATCTGTCCCACAGTTGCAGCGTTCTGAATTGCCAGTTGCTCTACTTCGGATGCTGTTGATGAACCATCTGTGGCACCCTGTAGTTTTACTGGAATATAGTTAGCAGACATGAACTTGGTAGCATCAGAAGCACCAATAGAATACAAGAACTTCCAGATGTAACCATCCGCAGTATCGAAAGGAACACCATCAGTACCACCAGTCGGTTGAACTGTTGATACCTGTGCTTGTCCTGCAAGGTTAGTTCCTCGTTGAACACAAACATAAACTTGGTTGTTATCGTTCATCACATAGTATGTCTGAGTAGGATACCCAACCTGTGCATCATCATATGCAGAATAGATTGCACCCGATGACCAGTTATATCTTGGCACACAGAAAGTGAGGTCAACTAACTTCTTAGCAGACTGTAAACCCAGACGAAAGTTTCTTTCTTCTCTTGCAGAGTTGACTGCGGTAGGTACTGTATCTGCTGAGTCCCACTGCTCAGAACGACCAATTACCGCATAGTAGTGAGTACCAGAAGAATCCATATCGGTCTTCAAGTCTTGAATTACTTGCTTTTTAATTGGATTTGTTAAAATTGCCATTATGTTGTTCCTATTATTCTATTCTACTGTTTAAATTTAGTATGTGACTACACCATTGTTGGACACCAAGAACCACTTACTCACTGTAGTGTTCCACACTAAGATACAACCATCTCCCTGATCGAACTGTAAATAACCACCCGCAGAATCAGTACCCTGAATATTTGTACCAGTATTCTGTAGTTTTACTGTTCCTGCTCCGATATTAGAGAAGTATTGTACTTCACCCTGTATAGTTCCATCTGCAATGGTAGGACTGATTGTGCTACCTGAGTTGAAAATTGTTAGAGGTTCAGTCAGATCAACCGCAGTGGTTGATGCAATATCGGTTCCTTTTTCAAGAACCAGTTTGTTTTTAATTTCAATACCACCTGTACCCTTTGCGGCGAGTTCAAGAGATATATTAGTATCAGTACCCTCTACATTGATAATAGGTGAATTACCTGTGGAGGCATTTTTGACCGTAATGTTGTTGACCGCACTGGCAGTGGTAACGAACTTGATGTGTTCATTACTGGCACTATCCAATAATACTGCACCACCAGAAATACCACCAATCTTTACATTGTTTAGTGTTGGTAGATCAAGAGTCTTATTTGTCAATGTCTGAGTATGATTCTCAAATACTACGGTGTCATTAGCACCCAATGCAGGAAGTGCAACATTGCGATTCGCAGAGATGTCACCGACTGTTATGTTGTAGGTGTGACTCTCATTAGCATCTTTAATCTTTGGTGTTGTCAGTGTGGGAACAAGAATAGTCTTGTTGGACAATGTCTGAGTATCAGAATCTAGTACTATGGTACCAGTATCGTTGGGTAAGAAAATCGAATTATCGGCAGTAGGTTCTACTGCTATGAGGGTAGTCTCGTGTGCATCTGGTGACTGACCTTCAAACACTGCCCCTTGAGCAGTTAATGTTACTGTCGCAGTCGCACTATCACCACCAATGGCAGTATACAGTTCGGTGAAGTTTTCATTTATCTTCTGGGCGGCAGTTCGTAGGGTATCACCTGTACCATCGTTTGCTACTGTGCCTCTGTTTAATGTCTGTTTTGCCATTTCATAGTCCTGTTGTTCTTACTATTTATAAGAGTTTGTAAGTTATAATGTGAAACTTTTCACATATTGATCAGAGTCCCCACTGAACCACTGATGCTGTTCTTGATCCATTGTCTCGAATGCAAAGTTATTACTCAAATCCATACCATTAGTCTGGAATTGATCTGAATCATCAAATGTTGGAGACCCTGCGATCTGTGCCTCTCTCAAAGATGAGTACTGATTCTCAATAGTTTGTATCTGTTCTAACGAGAAAGTATCCAGTGAAATGAGTTCTGGTCTAATTCTACTTAGAACCCCTGCCGAATCTATATATTCGTCATCTACAAGTGCTGTCATATCCGTATTCGTAAAGTCTCCGAATGATGCTGATGCATGAACCGCAAGAGGTGGTGGTGGTTCAATCACGACCAATGGAGCAGTCAGAGCATCTTCTACTGCCGCTACAATCTGAATTTCCGAACCAATAAACATTCCTGCGGGATGAGCAAACAACTTATACGGTTCTTTCCATTCCTTGAAAGACACATCTGTCTTGACAAGCAGTGCAAATGTCTGATATAATTTATTATCAGTAAGGTATTTCTGGTTCTCATCACCGATAGTAGATTTCTCTTCCCCAATTTTAAATACATTTTGTTTTGTATAAATTACATCGGGGTCAACTCCAAAGAAGATTCTAAAAAACTGTTCAATAGAAAACTTGGTTCCCTTTGAACGATACAATTGGTTAGAATATTTTGCCGCTGCCCTTTTATCTTTGAATCCCTCAAAGTAAGATTGTCCTAACAGAAGTTCATCTTCGATATATGATAATAATTCTAAGTCTGTCTGCGTGATGTCTCGATTTAAAAATAAGTCGTGAATCATCTTGGCAGGAGAATCATCCGTATGCTGAAAATCATAATAATGATTCAATAGACTAACAAGTTTAGGGTATTCTTCTTGGAAGAATCCCGGAAGAATACTATCTACTGTATGAGTAGTAAATCCACCAAGTTCCCTTCGACCAATATCTGTTATTGTTAAATCTTTCTTAGTGTGAGGCATTAGGTAGTAACTCCAGCGTCAATCTCAACCACAGATGAAGTTGTTTGTGTGGAGTCTATCTCTAGGATGTCTGATCTTAGAGGAGATAATGCACTTTCATTTGCAGGTTTTGCAATTATCTTGACGAATCCATCAGCACCAATGATGCTATCGATCTGTAGACCCACAATAGAAACAGTGTCTCCAGTATACGAACCAACATTGTCCACAACAACTACCGAATCTTCGTTATTGAATATTTCCAGTTTATTTGAACCTAACTTGTTTCTCAACAAACAAATCTTATTGTTGAGCACAAACGATGAAGAGGTAATAATATGATTTACATCATCGGGTATTGCCAATTCAACAGCATATCGTAATGTCTGATCTTCCACCTTGGTCAGAGACGGAATAAATCGTCTCTGAACAAATGTCTCTGAACGAGAGGATAAAATTGCAGGGGATATGTCATCAACGAGTGTCAACATATTAGATCGTCTATATGACTGTCCGAACTTACCAGTGTTATCAGCAAAATAAGTTCTAATAGTATTATTCACATTATCTTTGATAGTGTTCTCGGACAATGTGGTCAGACTTGGGTTGAACTGGAAGAATGTATTTGTTCCCACGAAAGTCTTGACAGGGTCAGAAAACTTGAGTTGGAAAGATGCAACTGATAATTGTTTTGCGAGGTCTTGGATTGAATCCTTTGTATTCTGTACGGTTACATCATCCACATCTGCATTGAATAGAATCGACAAGAACACTGTACCAAACTCTGGTTCAAGTGCATCCTCACCACCAAAGGACTGGATGTCCTTGATCAAGGTAGAGAAGTTTCGTAGTACCAATGATGCATAGTCAACCGCAGTAACCATTCGGTTCTGAGTTGCATATTGGAATGGGGCATTCTGTCGAATAGATTCGTCAGTCTCTTTATCAGAACCACCTACTGCTTTTGAAACAGTCGATACAGTAAGATCATAATTAGACCCTGCAACAGACACAGTTGTCTGTGGTTCAAATACTTTCGCAGTATTTGCTTCTGCACCACTGGAAGCAAGGTATGTTACAGTAACCTTTGAACCAGTCTTAGGTGCTTGTCCTAGAGTATCACCATTACCAAACGATAATTCAAATAAACCGTTGGGTGATTCTTTGAGAATGTACAATGTAGAGTTGGAACTAATGGTATTGGCATTAGTAATATTTGTGTATGGTAAGAACACAGAAGACGATGGTTGTTCATACACTCGAACAATCGCAGTAGAAGTATCCATATTCTTGTCGGGAATCATGTATACTTCGTTATCTTCGGCACGAGATACAAGGAAGGTTTTAACTCTTTCGGTACCTTCTAATACTTTAATATTCGTGTCACCAGTTGCAGTCTTGAATTTGTACAGACCATTACCATTACTATCTTCTTCTGCCGTGATGTCTTCTTGAGTTTGGAATACATAGTCGATGCCATCAACTGTTGCATTAAACTTGAATCCAGAGGGAATCTGTACGGTAGAAGTACGATCCGTAACACCAGAAAGATTCAATGAGACATTGATAAGTGCTTGGGCACAGTTCATCGAATCTGGAATGTATCCAATACCCTCGGCAAGAGATACCAAAGAACTACGCAACTGTGCAGTCCCAAGGAAGGATTCGTTCAAGGCAAAGTTAGCAGTCAATCCATTGTAGTGGGTGTTATATGCAAGAACATCCAGAATGTTTGACAGACCAGATGCCTCAAAGTTATAATCCGAAAACTCATCTTTCTGTGCAAGAAAGGTTTTTAGGTTATTTTTGATCGCATCAAAATCTAACGCTGTTGATTTTATTGTTGTTGCCATATTATCTTAACCTTGCTAGTGTGGTGGTGAATTCGACTTGTTCCTCAGTATTCACCACTTTGAATATTAGTACTACATCTATACTATTGTTGTCTGGTGTGGCAGTTACTCTTAGAGAAATAACTTCTGCCCTTGGTTCATAGACTTCGATATTCTGTATGATATTTCTTCGTACCATAGAGGAACCTTGTCTATCTGCTAATTCAAATAATGCTGATGTCATGTTACCACCAAAATTTGGATTAAATGGTTTTTCGTGAGAATTAGTAAGCACGAGTGTCTTTATTGATTGTTTCACCGCACTTGCCCCAAACTTCTTGTAGATTTCTCCACTAGAGGGTTTTGCAGTGAAAGTTAAATCAATATCCGTATACTGTTTCTCCTTAGTCGATGTTATCGATGATGTTTGGAGATTAGTATCTTCTTGTGCGAATGATCTTCTTATTGCCATAGTTCTATTTATATGACTTTTTAGTCACTTTCCTCTATTTCTACTAATTCGTTTTTACTTTGGAGGTGATTATTAAAATAAGTTTCGACCTTACCATCAAATAGAATATCAAAGGATTCTGGTGTTGTCGGGAACTCAATCCCTATCTGTGCAGTAAGACTACCATCTGGATTGTAGTTGTCATAGTCAAGATAGAGTGCCTTGAACTTGATATAGTCTTTCAGATATTCTGCCACATCAAAGGTCTTCTCCAAACTGATATTACCTTCCTGATCTACTATCTGATAGTAAACCAGTCTACCATCTGCTTTCTTTTGCATGGTTATATCGTTCAAGTCCCCTTCTCGGAGTTTATAGAGTCCTTCGGAAACGACCATACGAACATCGTTGAAGTTTACAGTATTACCATTGATGATACGCATTGCTTCTGCTTGGAGATACAAGTGTCGAGCAATCTGTTGTCTTGCCGTGTTGGTTACCACATGGTTAAACGGTGTCTTGTCACCATAGGCACCAAGGAATTTGGCAATTGTCACACCGGGACCGAGTTTGGTTGCAGATGTAATCTGTCCCTGATTGTTAGGATTATATACTGGATCAACTAATATTATCATGGTGTAAACCTCTTTCCTCTATTCTCAATTGCATTACCAATAGGTTCAAATCC